ACAGCGAAAATATCCGTTCGGCATTACATCACGAAGCCGGATGAAAAGGGAAAAATCCTTGTCGAGTTTGGCTTTCAAATCCGGCTTCTTCTTTACTGTTATCCCTGCTTTATCAAACAGAGGCAAAGGCTTGTCTTTCTTCTTAGCCTTGGTTCTTTTTATGTAATATGGCATCTCATTCGTTTTTTAATTCAACTCCCAAGCATAATACTTTGTCAGACACACCTATATCGTCAAATTCTAGTTCTGGATATTGAGTTTCGTATGGATAAGGATATATTCGACCATATTTGTTATGCAACTCTCTTATTTCATCATCCGACAATTTACGTCTGATACGCATTTCTATCTCGTAATCGTCAGAAAGACTTTCAATGACCTTTCTAAGCTGACCTACTGTTTTGATTTTATCTATTGCCATAATCTTTTTAATTAAAAGCCCCGAAGCGTATTCTCCGGGACACAACCATTATTCACTAACTCTTGCCATTGATGTGTGGCTCACATTTATGCGGTGGCAACAGGACTCGAACCTGCATGATAGGAGTTATTTTTACTATTATATTTAAAACAGCCATGCCCGTTACTTTTACAAACTTAGCTTGGGTTTAACCTATCTATAAACATGTCACTTTAGCGTCTACCAATTCCGCCATACCACTAACCATTTTATACTTCAATGATTACGATGTCCGGTGCAATCTGTCTGATTTGTTCCAGTTGTTCGTCAATCACTTTGTTCTTGTATTCTTCAATGGCTTCATTTGCACCAGCGGACACAAGAGAAAGAGATACATCACGACCATCAACATCAGCGTAAATCTCAACCTCAATTTCTTCGCAAGCAAATCCTCTGAAAAGAGGGATATTCAGTTTGAAAGATTTCGGCAAATTGGAATCAACCACCTGCGAGTAGTTGTCAACTTTGCTGCCGTTTTCTTCTTTGCTGCGCTCGATGTCTTGGTTTATTTTAGCTTTGAAGTTCTTCAGGGTAGAGACAAGCATCATATTTTCAGATTTGTCTTTGAAGAAAGCACGGTGCATCTTGAAGAACTTAGATAACTTGATAGGTTCCCATTTCTTTTCAGTGTTGATACCGAACTCCAGCATTTCTTTTGAAGCCTGTAAAATGCCTCTAATGTCAGCTTGGTAATAGTTCGTTTCGTCAATCGTTAAAGCAATGCCCATTGCATCACGGTTTACGATAATATTTGATGCTTTCTGATTAATTAGTTCAATGCGCTTTTCCAACCATCTGAAAGGAGCATCAATAGTACCTTCTATTACAACTCTTTCAGGTTCTTTTATCTCCAGTAGATCGGGTGCTGCTCCCTCTCTTAATACAACTTCGATTGGTGCACCGCTATAATCTTTCGGCACAACCACATTTAATTTATTTTCACTCATGATTCTGTTCCAGTTTTACGGTTAATATTAAAAATAGTTCTTTGCATTTCCTGCGGCATGATAGGACGGGAATAAACTAACTCACCAAGCTTGTTATAATACCCTGCCATTTTTTCTTCATGATAGAGAATTTTTACGCACTCCTCATTTTCAATGTATTCAGAGCCTTTCTTTATGTTTTCAAGAAGTTCTTGTTTTCTTTCATTCAAAGGCTTTAACTCTGCCTTAAATGCTTCCATAGCTTCTTTTTTCTCTATCTCAATATCATTAATTTGAATTGAGGTTTCAGCAAGATACTCTTTCTTTTGAGCTAATTCATCTGGAGTAAAACGATGAGTATAGCCAATCTCTTCTACAGCATCGGCATTGTCCTGTAAGAACTGCCATCTATCCTTTTCGGGGATTTCTTGACCTAAAAATTTATCCATATAGTAGTTATTTATAAGTTACTTCACCATATTTTCCTATTACTTTTCTTGCCGTCCCTCCAGTATTGTACACAGGGATACAACTTATTTCCGACATCTTTTTGGTTTGGTTAGTTCCTGGCTTTACAAGAAAGCCAAACTTATTGTACTCTGCGTTAGTACCACTCTTTTGAGGATTAAAGAATCTCGCTACATCATTGGGAAATTTTCTCTTTTTCATAAAATTCTATTTTAAATAAATTCTTTGTTACGTTCAATTTCTTGCTGGGCATATATCAGCATTTGATGCTCATTAGCAGCCGGAAGATAAATACCAGCCTGTGCAATGCTCCAATTACGGAAGCGATCAATAGATAAAGTCATTTCACCTGTTGTCAGTTCGGCTGAACTGCGCAAATAGGTTACTTCTTTGCCAGCCTTATTAATCGTCTTTCGTTCAAACAGATCACGGTTACAAGTCCTTTTATAGAAGTCTACTTTAGCTTCGTCAAGGCTGCAACCGTATTCACTACCGAAGTACCCTAAAAGAAGATGTAAATAAGAGTTTTGAGCGAGGGTGCGATTAGGCAGCTTCTTCTTTACTTCTACCACTGCTCGCTCTTTAAACAGTCTATTCACATATTCTTTAAACTTCGGTATGTCATAATGATTTTTAAGATTGAACAACATCTAACCCAAATATTTTTTGATCGGTTATAAGTTCTCTGTTTTCTTCCAAGAACCGGATAAATTCCTCACAATGATTAGTAAGAATAGGTATGTCACGTTCCGGGTTGAAAACGTATGTTTCCGTATAGGTATCTACCACATAACCGCCCTTGTTAAACTCTACGATGTTGTACTCAAACGTTCGCACATCCGACCCGTTCTGCATAAGAGCATACGGATAAACTAAATGCTGGTGATGGTCTTTGAACTTTCCTACGGTATAGCTACCAGTTGTTTTGATGTCATGAACGCTGGTAGGCATCAATTCATCAATCAAACCATAAACCAAGACATTACCGTATGCGGTCGGCAGGATTGCTTCTACCTTCTGCTGTGTTAATGCACCTTTGAAATAATCAGCAAACTCACGGCAAAGAGAAATAGGGAAAACAAATGTACGGTCATTGTAAACAACCGTATAGCAAGTATTCTCTGCGTTCCTTTCTACATTCATGCCGTTGGGCTTGCGATTTTCTACCAGAGCATCTACCAATTCATTGAAAGCCGTTCCTTTATCAGCTGCTTCACTATCAAAGGGCTTGCGGTTGATACGGTCTATCAGTTCTTGAAACTGCAACTTGTGAAATTCTTCAGGGGTATGGGGAGGATTTTCACTCCATCCCCAGTACTTATCCCAAATTACATCACTATTCAGATAACCCCAAAAGGCATCAAGAATTGTAGCATAAAAGCGGTACTTAAGCTGCATCTGAATAGGTTTTAGTTTCTTTGTCAAATACCAATCCCAAAGAGTTTACTTTGGCTGCAAACAGGCTTCTCGCTTTCATTAGAGAACTACCAACGTGTTCAAACTCATTGATATGTGAAGCGAACTCATTAGCGGAGTTGGCATCGGTGATAAATTCAATGCTTTCTTTTATTTCTTCTATCACCTTGTCATACTTTTCCTGCGCTTCCTTCTTAGCCGCCAGCATACTTAAATATGAATTGATTATCTTAGTGGTGATAAAGTCGTTCTTTGCGGTCGGATTACCGCTCTTATCGACGATAGTAGGCACCTCCATTACAGAAGGTAGATTGCAAGTATTCTTACCGTCATTTCTTGAAGTCGGGTCAAAAGTTATAGTGCGTCTTTGAACGCCTCTTTCGCTTTTCATTTCAAGATAACCGAGCAAATCCAGTTCAGTAACGATGGAGTTGTAGGACTTCTCACGTAAGGCAGGAATGAACACCGTATCATCACCTTCTTTTCTCGTATCACGGTGGGCGACAAAAATGATATGTTTATTCAGACTTGAGAGTGTTCTTGTCATCCAAGAAAATTCCGCATTGATACCACTCCAATCTCTGATAGACGGTTGGCGGCTACCACATTTATAAGTAATGATAAAGTCCATCATCTTACCGATAGTATCAACAACGATTGTCTGATAAGCTGACAAATCTTCTTGCAAGACTTGTTGAACATCACTCCAAGAAGTGACTTGTACTGTGTCTATGTTTTCCAAATGTACCATATTCATACGTTTCACCCCGTTATCGAAATCCAATAACAAAGGTTTCGGAGCACTCAATGCTACCGTACTCTTTCCCATACCGGCTTGACCGTAAATCATCATTTTTACTGTGGTAGGGATTACTAATTCATTACTTTTTTTGATAAGACTCATAATCGTAAAATTTAAAGGGTTAATTATATTCTTTGTTCTTTAGAATCAATAGCGTAAAGAAGCACATCACAAGCATTGATTGCATAAGGAGACATTTTCGTGGTTCCGGTCTTTTCTGCCCGTATTTTCTTTTCTGCTATCAGCTTTTCAAGTCTATAGCGACCGCCTACAAACTCTTTGGCCTGCTCTTTATTGAGAGAAACTCTGCTACCTATTCGATAGAGAGTATTTAGTTTTGCCTCTGCATTCATTCTGACCTCCTTACTCTTTCAATAGTTTCAACTCTTGTTCTTCTTGCCCTTCTCATATCACTCTGTTCGTGATAAAGTGAAAAAGAAAAAAGGCATAAAAAGCAGCAAGCAACTGCAGAACGAGCAATAGGAGAGAAGTCCATAGTAAATTTCATTCCTGTCATTCGTTCATAAAACATTGTCGCCAGCTCTCTTCCGTTTCTAATTCGAAGAATTCTGAAAGCCTCTTGCAGTTGGTTATTTATCGTACTCAACGCCCTGCATTTCATCGAAGCTATCTCCTTCTTCTCATACCCCTGTGCGTACATTCGTGCTGTAACCTCACATTCAGGTGTAAGTTCTGTTAATACTCTTTCCATAATCGTGTAAGTTGATTGGTTACGCAGTTCTGGTAACTATAACAATACCTTTTTCTTTGAATGATTCAGACTTCCATTTCTTGCCTTCGCTGTAATGTTTGGCGTTCAAAAGGGATACATTGTTACGAATTGTCTCTAACGAAGATATTGGCAATTTGATTGTTGCCCCTTTCTTCATGGTTTTCATTTTTTCTTTGCTACTTACTTTTTCCATAAGCTGTTTTTTAAATTAGTGATTGTGGATAAGCCCCGATTCGAACGGGGATGGGCTTTACTGCCAATGAGCGAGAGTCCCGGCATACGTTCCGTGCGTTTTCCAATTCCGCCACTTATCCATATTTGCCACACCAACGCTATGATGTGAACTTGAGGTAAAAACTATAATTACGAATAAAACTTCTGTTCACTCTCACGAGCTACTTTGTTCCCGGATACCGAATCAACGGACACCGGGATAGATGCAGAACATTTAAAAATCAAATAAATACAGGGGCTTAAACCCTACGACGTCCTTTTCGTCGGCATCATTGGTTAAACATAAAATAAACTTTGTGAAGGAACCCGGACTCGAACCGGGAATGCCAAGCTTTATCGTGTCTGCCAATTCCGCCATTCCTTCAAATAAAAAAGGTGCACTATCTTCACAGACCGCGCACCAGTACAACACAAACACAAAATAAAACACGATAAAAACTACTATATTTTTCAGAATCCGCCCGGCTGGTTTCCCTTACTCACAGTACTGACTTATTGCAGGAACCTTATGCCAGATTATCGGTCTACCTTTTTGCGGATGTCTGTTTGGATTTTAGTTGTTTCAATTCTTCAATCATCCTTTCAAGGCGATTGTATTCTTCTCTCCCGGCATCGTAATCAAGTACGATACAGTCACGACAAAACTCTAACCGCTTAATTTGCAGTTCTAATGCTTCATTCATTTCTATTCTTATTTAACGGTTATTATTCTTAAACGTTTGACAAGAGCATTTCCTAGGTGATAAGAATCACCAAAAAGAGTAATACCCTTAAAGGAGCTGTGTCGGATATTCACATTGCCAACTGTTCTTATCAGTCCGTCTGTATGTAAAATAGTGTCTCCGGCTTGAATTGTACTTATATGTACCTCTTCTACCTCATAGTTCATTTTATCTAATTTATATTGAAGATTATTTTTTATCTGCCAAGATCTCGAAACATTTCTTAGGAAGATTCTTTTTGAATTTCTCCCATGCGAGGCGTTTTGCTTCTGTCTCTGAACAGGCTTTTACTTCGTAGTCTATCGACCAACGCATATCTACATTGACCAAATATTCTTTTTTAATTTTATTCATTTCCATATCAATTTGAATTTACTTGTACCAACGTCCACCGCAATATTTACATACGCAATATTTTCCCATACTCATCACCTGCACTTTTTCATCAACGCATATACGACATATGCAAACATTGTGGTCGCCATCTGACACGGGTTCCTGAATCTTATCATATTCCCAAAGGGATAGTTTACCTTTAGCCGGTATTGGTTCAGGGAATAAGATAGGATTAGCCAATACCCAATTATATACACCTTTATCCGCCCAAATGGATGTATGGTTTTGCACGCAGTCTACGATCTCCACACTACCGATGATGGAGCCAAAAGGAAGATCGTTGAAACCTATACGGCTCATAGGCGTATTAAGAATCTTTAGTCTTTGATTTGGCTGTAAGCATCCAAATTTAGCAATATCCCCCTTTGCGCTTGAATGTATCAGCACACGTCCACGGAAATTTGTTTGCCAACTCCGGTTCTCAATATTCTTGATACCGTGGACTATCAAAGAAGCCCACGGTTGTTTTATTGTTATTGCTTTCATTTCTTTTTATTTTAATACCGTTCAGTATATTTCTCTAACTCCATTTTCAGATGTTCGGCAGCAACTTTTATTCCGGTGGTACTATCACCACATTTATTACAGGATTCTATTATCCTATCTAACATGGATGATATTTCTTCTCTAAAAAATATAGCCAACACTTTCATATCTACTTTTGTATTACGTTAACTGCTTTAGCTTAACCTCTTTGATAACATAAAGAGGACTTTCTTTGCTACATTCAGCCAATAACCCTTGCATCAATCTACCGTGTGATTTATCCAAGGAAATAGGAGAGAATGTTCCGTCAGAATTTTTCTGAAATAATAGAATTGCACCATCTTTCAGATTTTCAAATGCGGTGTTCGGAGTTGAAACATCTATCTTACTCATATCTGTATCTGATTATATTGTATTTACGCTGCGACTTTTCTTTGTTCACGTAGCTTTTTACTAATGGCCTCGCAAAGTACTCGCGCCATATTCACTTCTACGGCATTTCCTATGAATTTTTTTTGATCGGCTTGTGTTCCGATTAGCACATAGTTCTCTGGGAATCCCATAATACGCTTTAGTTCTGGTATGCGTAGCATCCGCATTTTAATATCAACTATTCCGTATAAGGCCATGAACTCTTTTATTTTTTTGGTCATAGAGCTGTCGGTATCGTAAATCTCGATCGCCACGCGTCCGGTTTCGGTTGCGACCAGATAGGGTGGCATTTTATCCATGCGGGCAATCAACGTGAAACAAGGGTTATCAACGGAGCCGCCTGCACTGTTAAATTGTGGGTTCATTAAATAGTGCCATTTTCGATTGGCGGTTATAGTCTGTGCTGGTTGTTCTATACTACTACCAACATTGGAGAAATTTGTATTCATGATCCACGGGCAGCATTTTACAAGGTTGTATTTAGGATTGGCTGTAATACAACCAAGCGGCTTTTCTGTAGATGAAGGTTTACTGTTTCCATATTGTTGATCAATGAAGTACGGAGAAACAAGAGAAAACCTGTCCTTTGTTGTCACTGTTGCCGACGGTTCATTTATTGAGCGGTTAAATCCGTTACCGTAGTGAGCTGACACAAACGCATGATGATCTTTACAAGTAATTGCCCCGGCGGGTTCCTCTACGGAAACATTTTTGCTGGCTGGATGTCCGCTGAATTGTTTTGAAAGAAAACAAACTTGTGCTACGCCCAAACGATTTTGAGTTGATACTACCGGGCATGGTTCATCAATTCCCGGTGCTTGATACTTCCCATTTCGGCTCATGCTATTCCATTTAATCATGAACGCTTCTTTTCCTCCGGCCACAAACTTAACAAGTCCGGCATAGATACGTTCCATTGTCTTTTCAGCAAGTGGTTTCTCACGGAAAATACTTGTTCCTTCATCGGAAAAGTCCAGTATCTCTTTAACTGGACGCCACTTTTCTAAATGACCAAACATATCTTGTTTGCCACCTTTGCAGTGAGTGGGTTGAGGAAATACTATCGGTAATCCATTTTTGGCAAATATACCAAAGAAGCGTTTTCTAGTAGTATACGCACCATAGTCGGCAGCATTGAGAATACGGAAATCAAAGTTGTAGCCATATTTTTTTACATTGCGTACCCATCTTTGATATAGCCTGCCTTTATCCATACTGATAGGCTTTCCATTTTCGTCCACATCCCCCCATGACATAAATTCCTCAACATTCTCAATATGGATGTAGTCCGGATTAATAGCTTCAATGTAGCGAAAAAGATGTTCTGCCAGTGTTCGACTATCAGCATCACGTGGTTGTCCGCCTTTAGCTTTGCTAAAATTAGTACACTCTAAAGAAGCCCAAAGAACTAAGCGAGCATCTGGATATAGTTGCCTCATTCGTTGTACATGTGCTACTAGATCTGATAGTTCCATTGTGCATATATCTTCAGTAAAATGCATTGCCTCTGGGTGATTGGCTGCATGGCTGGCGATCGCATTAGCATCGTGATTTACGCAAGCGATGATCTTGGCGCATTGTTCACCATTTACTCTCGCTGATTCTACTCCGGTGGATGTTCCTCCGGCACCACAGAATAGATCGACGTATAGTAGATTTATATTATTCATTTTTTATTTAATTTGAACTTATTCGTGTAATTCTGTATAGGCTATTCTGACAAAGGCGAAAGAACCGATACATATAATACCCATTATAATAATAGATATTAATTTCATGGGGCTAGATGTCGTTATTGCCCCGTATAGCATACCAATAGCACACAAAGCTAAAATTATGGATAAAACAAACTGGATTAACTTCATTTTAATCCTCCTTTTCTACTTTAAAGCCCTTGTCTTCGAGATAACTAATTATGGTATCTTCGTTTATCTGATTTAGGATTTCTGTTTCATCCATTTCAGAAACCAAACTAGATGTATCGAAATACTCTACGCAATCAGATGCATTCACTAGCGATAATAAACTATCTGCATCTACTTTTGAATAATAATGCGACATAATCGTATAATTTAAAATTTGTGCCCGCCAACCTTTTAGACAGTTGTACCCAGAATCGAGACTGGACGGGCAATATATCGTTGAATTTCTACTGAAAGAAAATTTAAAAGTCATACTTACAACTTGAATCTTTCGTTTAGAACCTTGTGAACGTGTCGGTGGTTACTGCCTGTAGCCGATTAACTTCGCTGTCTGCTATGTGCCCGAAGGCTTACCATTATGCGCACGGACGAAAAATCCGTTATATATTGCGCCCGCCATACCTTCTACGGATTGTACCCGGTATCGAGACCGGACGGGCATTGTATAATCGTGTATTATGCGTATCTGCTTAAGCCTTGAATCAGACAAAGGGCATCATAATCCATATCATTATCTTCACCTGTATCTGGCCCTGAAAGGATGGCTTCATAGGTATCAATTTCTTCTTCGATAACTTCTATGATGTCAGCCTTGCAATCCACATTGTAAACTCTACGGACTGTTTCTTCATCCATATTCTGAATATTATCCAAGTCTTTGTATAAGGCATTCAAGCCTTGTTCTAATTCGTAGTGTGTCATAATCATGCAATTTTTAAAAGGTTAGCTTTCTTATAGCATCTGAACTCACCTACTTCTGTATCGAAATAAGTCTGAACGGTGTCGTTCTTAGCCCTTTTATCAGTACCGGTTACTGTGGGCATGTATTTTTCGCAAAGAGTACCGTATGCTTCACGTACAGAACCATCGATTTTCTGAAAGTAGAACTTTACGATCCGTTTTTTCATTTCAGCTTTCAGCTTCGAATTAGTCCAGGCTGTTTTCAAAGCTTCTGACATTGAAAAACCGTTCTTCTTAACCATTTGCCAAGCAAGGCTCATGACCTCTTTCATCTGATTTTTAAAATTCGTGCTCATAATCGTGTATTTTAATATGTATGTACTATTTTATCCTATCAACCTTTTTTCTATCTTTGTATCGTGATTGAATGATTGATGATGCAAATATACTATCTTATTGCAATATATCGCTAAATATCGCAATAAAATATTACTATATTGACAATATTTAACATTATGAATAAGATTAATATCGCAAGTTTAAGGAAGTCTCTGAAACTTAGGCAAAAGGATTTTGGTGAAAAAATTGGTATCAAACAAGCCTATTTGTCAGAAATAGAAAGTGGTAAAAAGCCTCTTACAGAGGAGTTATATAATAATATTATAGAAGTATTTGGCATGGATAAAGTTTCTGAATACTTTATCAGTACGAATGATAGCGATATTATCGCAAATAACAATACAAACGAAGCAGTTCCAATAAACCAAAACTACATAATACACGTACCACTAGTGAACCAATACGCACAAGCAGGATATTTATGCGGCTATGAAGATGCTGCATATATGGCAACTTTACCTACTATACCTTTTATAGTAGATCATGAAGCCCAAGGAAATTATGTTGCCTTTGAAGTAAAAGGTGACAGCATGAATGATGGAACAGAAGATAGTTACCTAGAAGGTGATCGACTCCTTTGCCGAGAGATACAATCTCATTTATGGGTAACTTCCAAATTGCACATTAGAAAATGGGATTTTGTCATTGTTCACCAAGAAGGAATACTTGTTAAAAGAATAATAGATCACAATGTAGATAATCATACAATTACAATACATTCTTTGAATGATATGTATCCAAATAAAGTTATTGACCTAGCAGAAGTAAAACAGATTTTTAATGTGATCGAGTTACAAAGACCAAGACGAAGGTAATATTCAATTAATAGTGAACATTAGAAAAACTCTCTATATAAAAACACTCAAAATAAAAAATTACTAGAGATAGAACACTATGGAAAACTTTACAATAAATTCGGTAAAAGATTTCATATCTATATTAGATGAAAGAAATATAAAACCTGATATTGATTTCTTTAGAGGTCATTCCGATATTAATTATAAACTCATACCTTCTATTGGTAGGCTTTTTCCCAAAGATTTAAAAAGGACCAAAGATTTTGAGCAAGACATGATGTCTGAATTTAGAAGAATGCATACTCTTCATGTGGATAAGTGCAATAATGAGTTTGAGTTATTATTCTTAGCTCAACACCATGGATTACCCACGAGATTACTTGATTGGAGCTATAATCCATTAGTTGCTTTATATTTTGCAGTATGCAGTAACTATGATAAAGACGGATGTGTATATCAATATTTCCCCTCAAGAATGATCTTTGTAGATAATAGAAGTCCTTATACTATTGAATCCAATTTTTTAGTTAAACCTATTATAACAAATGAAAGATACAAAAACCAAAATAGTGTATTCATAATATATGCAAACCCGACAGAAGAAGAATCTGATATTTATGCAAAGTATAGAATTCAAGCAGCATATAAGAAACATATTCTTATGAGTTTAAGAAAAATAGGAATAAGCCATAGTTTTATATATCCAACGCTAGAAGGACTTTGCAAAGATATTAAACTAACAAAGTTAAATCTATGGGAAATATAAATTTATAATATTTATATTAGACAACACTCGAACAATAAACAACAAAAAAACTCATAACTATACATATAATCCATTTTTTGCAGAATAATAAAGAAACCAAATGCTCCACATAATAAAATATATTTTACACTTAATAATCGTCATTCTTTTAATAGTTGGATGTAACACTAATAAAAACGATGATGAAATAAACACTTTCGAAATACTTACATTTGATAAGCACGAACTGACAATTAATCCAAGCAGTCCTTATCAAACCATGTTTATAAATGCAACAGGGAAATTCAAGATTAAAGTAGAAGGAATAAAAGATAACGACAGATGGTTATATTACACATTATCGGAAAACGAACTTACGATCAATGCATTACCTAACAATGATGAAGTTGTAAAATCAGCTCTCATCGTTATTTATGATGAAGAGAATGCTATATCTGACACACTAAAGATCACTCAACCTATCTATGAAGAAAGGATTGCTCTTATCAAATTTTACAAAGCTCTCAATGGCGATGAATGGACAAAAAATGAAAACTGGTGCAGCGACAAACCAATAAGTGAATGGTATGGAATTAGAGCAATCAACGATGCATTTGTTAGCAGTATTTGGCTTTCTGGCGACGCTTATATAAAAGGAGAGCTACCGTCATGTATAACATCACTTAAAAACTTAAGAGAATTCTGTTTTGAAGGCACAAGAATGAGTGGAAAATTGCCTAGCAATATTGGCGATCTCACGAAACTTCAACACATAGCAATTAAAAATTGTAACTTTTCAGGAACCATACCTGAATCTTTGAAGAGTTGTAAAGAATTAAAAATTGTCGATCTCTCTCATAATAATTTTTCAGGTGCTATTCCAGAGTTCTTCTTCCAGTTACCTAAATTACATTCTATAGAGTTGAATCACAATAAATTTGAATCATTTAGTATGAATAGCAACCCAATAGAAGGAGATCTAGTTTACATGTCTATAGATAACAACGAAATATCATCTTCTATTCCAGAAAACATATTTAAAATAAAAACTATGCAATTTATATATGCGAATGACAACAAAATTAGTGGAACAATCCCTGAGAACATTGGAGATTCACGAAACCTTATGATATTAAGATTGGAAAATAATAGCATTACAGGAAAACTCCCCGAAAGCATGGTAAATCTACAGTTATTAAATGATTTCAGAATTACTAACAATTATATAGATGTCAATAATACCGACTATTTAAAATCTAACTCCAACTACTCCAACTGGAGATTCGAAAATCAAAACAACAATATAAAACCAAATAATTAAAGTAAAACAATGAAGAATATCTTTTTTTTAATGATGGTTGCACTGGTGATAGCTGGATGTAGCAAAGATAAAACTATAATAGAAAAGGAACCGATTAAATTGAATCAACAAAATATAGTTATAAACTACCAAGAAGATATTAAAGTTCTGTTATCCTCTGGTGATATACGTGATTGCAGCTATAGCATTGAAGACGAATACATCGTACGTGTTTTATTTTTGATGGATGGATTTTATATAACAGGCGATCATGTAGGAGAAACAAATATTTATATTTCAGATGGCAATTCTACGGCTACTCTAAACGTTAAAGTAAAACCAACAAAAACAGCAATCGCTACACCATTTTTAGATTATAATATACCTTCAGGAAAAATTAAAGAATATATGTCTGACAAAAATGTAAAAAAGTCAACAACAAATAAATACGGAGATATATTTTATAAATATGATAACCAGATTGATATATATATACCAGAATATAAATCTATCATGTCATATGTTAGATACACAGATGAATCTATTAATAGCTTAGAGGAGAAGTATAAACTACATTTAAATGAGATATATAATTATTTGAACGAATCATATGAAATCTATGAAAGTTTCACCTCGCATAAGAAAGTGAGATATAAATATTCATACAATCGTCCCAATAAAGATTACGCTGCATTTCTTTTAGAGTATACTGGTGGTTCTTCAAACATTAAATATCCAGAAGTTTACATTATATATTCAAATTCTGAAAAAAATATCCAAAATTTAATTGACGAATTGAAACATGAAGAATGTTACGTATATCCAACAGATCGAAGATTTCAGTTAGATATTTATTAAAATAAAACGTTTTATTAATATTTCAATTCTACCTTAAAAATAGCAATTGTATAGTAGATTGTTTTTTGAAAAGGTTAGAAAAGAGTATTTAATGAATTAGTAATCAGTATAATAATAGAACCGCTACACGGGACTTCGTAACGCGTAGGTCGCCAGTTCAAGTCTGGCTAGCGGCTCTCAAATTAGAACGCTGATTATTATTTAATAATCAGCGTTCTAATTTTTACAGGATTTCCTGTTCTTAAAAAGGAAAATCCTGTNTAATTAATAATCAGCGTTCTAATTTTTACAGGATTCCCTATTCTTATTTTAAAAGGGAAATCCTGCGTATGTAATAGATGTGAAATATAAAAATGTAATCTATGTTGAGTCGTATTATTGTTTTAGTGGTTGCCGGAGTAGCCGTAGTCTATATCGTTCGCTTTATAGATAACTTTTTCTCCCAACGTAGAAGATAAAACTAGCTTTCAAACATTCTGCTGCGTGCGAGCATACAAGCGCCAACGATGCCGGCTTTGTCTTTCAGCTTAGATGTGATGATGGCTGAATCTTTATTAACCAGATTTAGAGAGTACTTGCGTACGGCTGTTTTTATGGGTTGGGTGATATAATCGCCGGTTAAAGATAAAGTTCCACCTATAATGACCAGTTCCGGGTTGAAGATATTGATTAGCCCGGCAATCTGTTTGCCTAGTTTCTGTCCGATTTCTTCTACAATTTCAATGCAAAGCAGGTCTTCTTTATTCACAGCGGCAATGATCTCATCAAGAGTGATCGGATTTTCCTCTGTGGCGATTCGTGTAGATAGAATGGAACTTTCCCCACTTTGAATACGCTCTAATAAGATACGATGAAGTGCCGATCCGGAAGCTTCCGTCTCCAAACAACCTTTTTTCCCGCAATGGCAGATTATCTCATTATCATAAGCACTCATGTGTCCAAATTCACCGGAGAATCCGGATTTCCCGGTATAAATCTTACCATCAATAATAATTCCGATACCTACTCCCCAGCTTACATTTACAAAAATGATATCCTTTTCTCCTTTTACGCAGCCTTGCATATATTCGCCATAAGTCATGGCACGCGTGTCATTATCAATGGTTACTTTATATCCCAATTTTTCGGATAATACATCCGCCAACGGCCTTTCCTCAAAATTGAATTGGCTGAAGCTATACCCTGATTCAGGATTTACACGCCCCGACACATTTACATTAATATTTAAGATCTTCTCTTTATTAATAGTGAGTTTCTTTATAAAATTGAGAATATGCTTGCATAACTCATTCATCCCTTCGATTGAGTTCTCAAACTTATAAGGTATATTCATTTTCAATTCTACCATATCGCCTTTGAAATTTATCAGTCCGATATTGACGGCGAATCTTTTGATGTCTACACCCAAAAAGTAACCGGATTC